GCAGCTGCTGAAGAAATCAGCATGTTTGAAATATTTTATGCTCCAAATTTTTCAGGAGTTGCAGATGATAATTTCCCCGACTTATCGGCCCTTACCAGCCCTAACGTTCACTTATTAACTGCACAGGATGGTGCTGCTTTGGGTGCAGAGCTTTTTGCATCTGCCCCGGCATATTCAATCGGTATTGTTGGTGCAACCATTGGCGCAATAGCACTTGCCAAAGTGCATGAAAATATTGGATGGGTTGAAAAATTCAATATGGCTGTGGATGGTGGCGAACTGGATGTGCCGGCACTTGCCAATGGCACGCTCATTAAATCGCTTGCAAATAACTATACCAGGGCAAATGGTATACTGGATTTGAAGCGTCTCATCTTCTTAAAACAGTATCCAAATATTACAGGTTCATATTTTAATGACAGCCACGGTGCATGCCCGGCAACGAGCGACTATGCTTATGCCGAGGATAACATTACAATGGATAAGGCCATCCGTGGTATTTATGCGAAGATGATGCCTAAAGTAAACGGCCCATCGCTGCTGCAGAAAGGTACCGGCAAGCTGGCCCCCGAATCGTTAAGCATTTTGGAAAACGAAGCTGGCAACTACTTAACCGAAATGGAAAAGGCCGGTGAGTTAAGTGGTTATACTGTAACCATAGATCCGGAACAGGATGTAAAAGCTACCAACCAGATCGTTGTTGAAATAAGTAATACCAGTGTTGGTGTAAACAGAAACTTCATTATCAACATCGGTTACTAAACCCTTTATTTAAAAACAAAACTTTTTTATGCCACAAAATAATGTTCCTCTCATCAATGGTAAAGCGTACAGCTGGGCAGCTATCACTGTAATACTCGCAGGCGCTCCTCTCATTGGTATTACATCAATCAGTTACAGTGATGATACTGAAAAGGAAAATGGGTACGGGCAGGGTTCAATGCCAATTGACAGAGGAGAAGGTAATTACAAAGCTGAATCAAGTTTAACAATTCGTGCCGGTGAGAACGAGGCATTAATTGCTAAAGCTGCCAATGGCCGCATTCAGGATTTGGGCGTGTTCGATATTATTGTTCAGTACCTGGTAGGCACCAAAAGGATAAAGCACACCATCCGCAACGCCGAATTTACCGGGAACAAACGGGATGTTAAGCAGGGTGATAAGATCATTGATGTAGAGCATACACTGATCATCAGCCACATCGACTGGAAATAAATTTTCTATTCCAAAACTTTTACGATGAAGAAAAATAATGATGCGGCTCAAAAGGCCGTTGAGGAAATGTTGATGAGGGAAAAGAATATGCTGGATGAGGTAAGCAAAAAGCACAACCAGGCAAAAGTGCTGATGTTGAAAGTGCCTTTAAACGACGCTTATACAGAGTTTATATATGGCTTTATTAAGTACCCGGATCGTGAGGATGTAAGCATTGCCATGACATTGCAAACAACCGACCCGTTGAGGGGAAAGCAGATAGTGCTGGAGAATAACTGGCTGGAAGGTGACCGCAGGCTGATTGATGATACAGAGTTGTTTTTAAGCGCCTGCACCGCACTGGATGAAGTACTGGCCATACGGCAGGCGATTGTAAAAAAAAATTATCAGAGTGGCCTGTAAATGAAACAACCACTGAAGACCTTGAAAGAAAACGCAATACGCTGTTAAGGATTGCTTTTCATATAGACCCCGAAAAACTAACTGATCAACAGTATGCAATGAGATGGGGAGAATTGGTATGGGCTTGTAAAAGTGGGTTTCTCCCTTTTGAATTAGACTAACGCAATGGAACAAAAATTAACCTTCACCGCATATTTAAAAGATGAGTACAGCAAACGCTTTGATAAGCTGGCTGATCATAGCGATGAATCGTTAAAGAAGATCGTTAAAGACCTGGACAAACTTTCCACCACCGGCAAACGGGCTGTTCGCACTATTGATGAAATTGATAAACGCATCCGTGTACTAAGCCAGGCAAAGAAACTCACCGTTGATACTTCCGAAATAAAATTCGCAAGCGCCGAAATTAAAGCCCTTCAGAGGGAGAAAGATAAACTGGAAGGTTCATCTTCCTCTGGAGGCGGTGGCATGTTTGGAGGGATGGGTAAAGGGTTTGCCGTTGCCGGTTCTATTTCTGCTGTTGGTTATGCCTTAAAAGAAGTTGCCGGTAAGGCAATAGACGCAACGGTTAAATATCAAAACTATGAGGCCGTATTAACAACATCATTCGGTAATAGTGGCAAGGCAAAAGCTGCTATGGATAATATCATTGGGTTTGCAGCTACTACTCCTTTTCAGGTTGATGAACTTACACAGGCTTACGTGCGACTGCGGAACCGTGGTTTTAATCCAACACTTGAAACCTTAACCTCGATAGGTGATTTGGCAGCAAGCCAGGGCAAAGATTTTATGCAGGTTACCGAGGCGATATTGGATGCACCGCAAAAGCAATTCATCAGGTTACAGGAGGCTTTGGGCGTAGATGTGCAGACGCTGACAAAAACCAATCAATTAAAATTTGTCGGGCTAGGGCAAACTAAAATAATAAAGGATGATCCCGAGGAGATAAAGAAAACAGTTCTGGAGTTTGCAAAAATGAAAGGCATAATGGGCAGTATGAATTCGATCAGTAAAACAACTGGTGGTCAGCTGTCTAACCTCGAGGACAATTTTGATATACTTTATAAAACCATTGGAGACAGGTTTAAGCCTGAAATTGATAGTACAGTAACCAGTATCAGTTCAATGGTAGCAACTGTAAAAACATGGTTTGATATCCCCACCAGTAAAAAGTTGCAGGATGAAACTGATCATCTTGCTGTATTGCGTACCGAGCTTGGTTTTTCCAATACATCGGAGCAGCGCCGCAAAGAAATTTTAGAGGAGGTAAAACGCATTCAGCCTGATATCATCGATGGTACTAAAAGCGAAAAGGAGCAAATGGAAGGGCTTACCGATTCGCTTGATAAGTATATCAACAAACGGAAAGAGCAGATCGCATTTCAAAAAGTTACCGAGAAGTACGCTGATAATATTCTTGGTTTCAATAAAGCAAAAGCAGGTGAAGCAGATGCACAGGGCCGTGAACTGGAAGCCATTGCACAGGCAAACCGGTTAGGGTTTAAAAGTGATGGTATGACGCAAGGGCAGGCAAGTGTGAACGCTCAAAAGTTTTTGCAAAGCCGGATCGCAAAAGGGATCAGGACAGATGTACAGACTAAAGGTTTTGCAGGCGGTGCATCATCATCTATGAGTGCTGAAGAGAGGGCATTGGTGGATATACAGCATGCAGTTATTCTAAGTAAAAATGCTAATGCAGAGGTTGCAAAAAATAGTGCCAGTTATAACGAGGCAATGGCTGCACAGGCTAATATAAAAGCATTGTTGGGTACATCTGCCGGTACTGATTCATTAGGTGGTAAAACAGATGGAAGCGGCAAACCAACAGGCGGTGATGCTTCAGGTGGTAAAGGAAGTTCCTCATCATCTACCGCTATGGGCAGCATAAGCGGAGGCAGCAAAATAACTCATCTCAATATTACTATTGGTAACCTCGTAGGAGGCGGTGTAAATATCCATAGCAGCACCGTTAAGGAAGGCGCTATGAAAATGACGGATCATGTAAAGGAAGCATTACTCACCGCTGTAAACGATGCTAATCTGGCAGCAGCCAGCAATAAATAATTATGCCCGGACTTGACGATATAGCAAAAAATGGTTTTGGCGAGTTGAAAGATTACGCCGCTGATCTGCCTAACAGGCCGGGCCAGCAGCTGGAGGCATACAACCGGGAGTTGAGCAATAAAACACTCAATAAAATTGATGCTGTAGTAAATGATTTTGAAGGCAAAACAATTGATGTTTTAAAGGCTAAGGCCGATGGTGCTTTTTCTTTTGTACTAAAGCAGTTTGGGCTGCAGCAAGTACAGGTGAGTGAATTTAAACCGAATGCTCCCCTTGAACCAAAGGATAGTGCCAGCGATGTAAAAGAGTTGAGAGGTACTGATAAGGGCATCAGCAACATGCACACCGGCGAAACTGGTAAACCGCCCATGAGCGTAATGGGAACACCAATTTTTGCAGATGTAAAATTGAGCCATACTAAAACTGTTGACTATACGCTGGGGCCAGAGGAGCAAACAGAAACCGTTCACCTGCTATGGTGCCTGTGCGAAGTACAGCAGACCAAGAACATTGTTAAAACAAAAGTGCAGGGCCGGGATGGTGAGGTAAAAGAATACATCAGTGATGGAGATTACCAGGTAACACTTCGTGGAGCATTCAGTAACACATTTATGCAAACCTATCCAAAGGAGATGGTTAAGCGCCTGATAAAACTCTGCAAGGTTAAGGAACCACTGAAAGTTACAAGCGAATACCTGCTGATGTTTGATATACACGAACTGGTAATTGAAGATTACAAGTTTAGCCAGGAGGAGGGAAAACAAAATGTACAAAAATTTGAATTGAGTTGCAGCAGTGATGTACCGCTGATACTAAAGAAAAAGCGCAATGTTTCTAACAGGTAGTTATATAACGATAGGTGATTATGACTTTGATCATTGCTGCGAAGTTGAGATTGTAAGTGATACAGATTCTTTAACAGATACCTGCAACATTACCCTGCCGAGAAAATACGAATGGGATTTAACAAAGATTGCGCTTGGGGATGATCCTATTCTAAAACGTAAAGACCCCGTGGTTGTAAGGTTTGGTTATGATGGGAAGTTAGCAACCGAGTTCATTGGCTTTATAAAAAATATCAAACCCGGAACACCGGTTACGATTGAGTGTGAAGATTACATGATGCTGTTAAAGGAGCAGCCGGTAACAAAAACATTCGGTACCGGCACTACTTTAAAACAGTTACTGGATGCAATACTTCCTGCCGGGATTAAATATGTGGCCATTGATGTTACAATAGGCGATTGGCGAATAAACAAGTTAAGCCCGGCAAGAATACTGGATGAGTTGAAAAGTAAAATGGGCTTGTTCTTTTACTTCCGGTTAATTAAAAATGATGCCGGTATTGTTGAACCAGTTCTTTACGCCGGATGGGCTTTTAATACTGATAACCGGAAAGAAGAGGAGTTTGAATTTGGGAGAAATATTATTGATGGTACCAACCTGGTATATAAACGCAAAGAGGATATC